CCTTTATAGGGTGATATGCCAAAATCTTTTGAGTACACAAATCTGGAAATATCTTTCTGGGATTCTTTGGTCAGGAATAAGTTTTGACAAGCAAAGAAGGGTAGTTGTGCCATTATTGACTCAGCAATATTGAAAGTACCACCCTTTTCATTCGCTTCTTTAGTTTCCTCAATAACGAGGTCTATCACATCCCATACATCTTTATCTGAGGTAAAGGTTTGCATAGGATAACTCCCATCAATTAAGACAGGTACTTGAGCCTCGTAAGGGTACATATGAAATCTGCACCCCTCACATCTTTCTTCTATGAGGAAGTTTAATTCCAGAGTGAGGGATTCTATTCCCCCAAGCGTTGATATTCCTGCACAGCCAATGACAGCTTATTTTTGTCATCTTCGGAAAGAGACTTAATAAATTTATCATCTGCACCTTCAACTCCTCTGCGAATCCACGCTGTTCTAGCCTGAGAAAGATTAGTAATACTTACTACTTTGTCATTTTCATATTTCATCTGTGGTACATCATTACAAAAGTCAATATCATCTACTGACATTTCTTTGATTTTTACAGATTGATTTGATAATTTAAAGTCTTTCATATTTACTCTGTATCAAATTCTACTAAGGCATCTGTTCCATCATCTACTGATTTAATTGAGCAATCAAGCATCATTAAATCGCCTTCTGATAAAGCTACGTCAGTAAATACACCATTTTGAATATCTACACCAAAATTAGCATCATTGGTAATTACTAACATATTGCCAGATAATGCTGCTGTCTGAGTATCAAAACTATTTATAAAACCTTTTGTATTACCATCATATTTTACTTGAGCTTCGGCTGTCACTGCTATTTCTGCACCACGACTTACTACTTCAAAACCATCTGAAGCAACACCAGTAAATACTGCTGGGCTTTCTATTGCAGTAGTGAATGATGACATGATAACATCTGTATTAAATACTTTGTGACCTGATGACCCAGATAATTTTGGGATAGTCGTATTTGCATAAGCTGTAATAGTAGGACTAGCGGTTGAAGCTAAATCTGGTTTTTTACCTGTCATTAAAGTAGCAGACCATTTATACTGTCCACCATCTGTGCCAGCTTCTGCGGTTATAGAAAATGAAGTTACAACACAGCCAAAAAATTCTAAACCTTGTTGATTGGTTGTATCTGAAGGTTGCATAACTAATGTAAGAGATGAAGCAGCATTAGTTACAGCAGCCCCATATTTTTGAGAAGCACCTGCAAAGCCACTTGCTACTGCTACATTTCCACTTACATCATTACATATATTTTGTGCTAGTAATTTATGACCAGCATCAACGTGAAGTGTCCCTGATAAAGATATTTCAACAGCTCTTAGAGCATTTTCTTGAAAGAAATCTTCATCTTTAAAAGTTCGTGATGCACCACTTCGTACATCTAATTTTTGATTTACATTTAATGTAGGGAATCCAATAGAATCAACATCTAATTGATTCATTGTACTTCCAATACCAGTTGCCCCAGCATTAGTTGCATCTGATACAATCCCTACTTTCCATTCTTTTGGTGAGAATGCGTGTGCTACAGTAGCCATTATTTATCTCCTTCTTTTTCTTTGGATGGAGACTTCTTCATCTCAACCAAGTGTTCTAATGATTCTGGGACTGTAGATACTTCTACTTCTTTCCCTGATTTTAATTCTTCCCATTCCTCTTGAGAAACCCCACAAGATTTCCAAGCATTAGGCAGAGAAGTGCCTACATCTTTTATTTTAACTTTCATAGTAATCCTTATTACTTTCCTATGTTATGTTACCTAAGAATTTACCTCTCCATTCCCATCTAACAACATTCAACCCTTCAATTACTTCCTCTTCTTCTGTCTTTTCATTGATTCGAGCTTCTTCTAATAATCCATCAATAAATGTATTATTCATGTTGCTGAAGAATAGAGCTTCTATTCTGGATACTTGTCTTAGGATATGTTCCCAAGTATCCTTCTTAATATTTTTTTCTTTAAACGTATATGATACATCAATAATGTATTCTCTTAATTCTGCACTTGCCATTCTATCAATAGAATCAGAACCTATTGGACTTAATCTAATAGATTGGCTTCCCATATCTTTAAAATCACCTGTATAAATAGGTATTGTCCCAGCAAATTCTGTATTTAAGAATGACCTTATAGGGTCTAATATTTTATCTTCCCATATATTAGTGAAAGTTATCATTTACGAGTAACTCTCATAGAACGTGGATAACCTAAATCTGCTGTTTCATTCTTACCTACAACTTCTATTTCCCAATAGTCATTAATTGTAGCAGAGTCACCAGTATCACCAGCAAACCTAATATATAACCCATTACCTACAGGTTGATAATTACCATTAATAGTATCTGAATAAGATGCAGCCTCACTTTGATTCATTCTCTCTGAGCCTAATCTATCTGAATCTCCAGCCCAATAAGAATATACAGCAGTACCGATTACCCCAGCAGTGGTTATCTTTACACCTATTCTATCATAGATACCAGCATATGCACCTCTGGTATCTATTACTCTTAGGCTTCCTGATACAGAGCCTTCTCGTATAACCCCCATTGAGGCATCGCCAGTTGTTTGCCAAGATAGTTTTGTGCTTCCATCATTTAACGAAGCTATGTTTGTGTTTGCTTCTAAAAATAAAGCATCTGCTATTTCAGATGTAGGTTGTGCTGCACGAATTAAAAAACTACAAGCTAATAAAGCAGTAGTACGAACTATGATATAATCATAATTACCATCTTGGTCTTTAAATTGTTCTCTTGGTAGTTTACCATCTAACATGGAATCTAAATATTTAGATGAATTAAGTAAATATCTTGTACGGATATCTCCCCAATCTTCACCTGATTCCATTAAAATATCATTTGGATTAACGGTAGAATTGTAATAGTAGCATACATCATCTGTATAATACCATTCTCCGTTTGCTGAGACATTAGAAGAGCTAGATTCAGCGTTTCCTAGATTTTCTCCATTTGCAAATAGCTGTGTTATTAAACCACAGTTCTCTGCTTTATAACGACTACCTGAATCTACTACCCATCCATATAAAGTAGTTTTAGTATCAAAAGAATCAATATCGGGGAATACGTCTTTTAAATCTCTATTTGTTGCGTAAGTTGCCATATTGTTCCTTTAGTTTAATTTGTTTTAATATAAGCATTATATCTTTCTTATACAATAGAGTAATCATTATTCTTCATTGATTGCTCTTTTAAACCAACCATACCAATACTTCTCTTGCGATTGATTCTTATTAACAATTTGTGAATAAAATAAAGCTCTAAATGCCTGAAATCTTAACTTTGTTATTCTCTTTGATTCTCTTATTGTATTTCTACCAATCCTACCATCTACGGACAGTTTCGGGCTTCCTTTAGAGTTTACAGCACGTTGCAGTATCTTAACTGCATTACCTTGCCCATGATTCACTACAGCATCAAAATAATCTGCTCTAATATCTTCTGGCAGTTTTTCTGCTTTAGATGGAATCCAATAGTCTTTCAAGTAGATATTAACCGCTTGCTCTACAGTTAGTTCTTTTATGTTAACATCTGGATAGGAACGCTTAGAAATACCAAAGCGAGTTTCACCGCCCCTATCGTCAGGGTCATTTACATAGCCACCCTCTCGCTTTAGCACTTCAGGTATGATTTGAGCGAATGTCACTTTTTTCCTATTACTTCACCCATGACGTTTTCAAAAACTTCATAGATGGCTTCAATAATCTTTTCTTCAGTCTTCTCATTAATTATTGGAATATTAATATTTTTATTTAATTCAGAGACAATCTTTGCTTTATTATCTCCATTGAATAAATAATCCATAATCATTTTACCTATCATAATAACCTCATTACTACGTTAATTGTTATTGGAATAATAAATACTCCTATCATTCCGATTGTTTTTATTCTTATCAATGATGCCTCATGTTGAGCCACTTTCCCATTAATTCTTTCAAGATGTTTTTCAATCCTGCCAATTCTATGCACCATTTCTTCTTGCCTTGTAGAAACTTGCACAAGTAAACTGTGCATTTCATCTCTATATTCTTTCACTCTCACGACCCTTTTCCGTTAAGCCTTCCTTTAATAAAATTTAAGTCATCTGTGACATCATTCAATTCTTTTACAATATCTTCTCTATGTCTCATTGCAATTTCATCTGAACGATTCCATCTATTAATTAAAGCAATCACTTTTTCATCTGTTTCGTGTAATTTTTTCATTAAAGTTTTCTGAAGGAACATAATTTGACCAGCAAAAAGTGTAATCAATACTCCCACTATGCCCCACTCTTGTAACAGTAATTTTTCCATTTATTTCCTTTTTAATTATCATCATCGTAATATATAGCACTATCAGGCACTCTAATCTTACCATCATCACATCTATAATATTTTACTTTTCCATAATCTTGTAGCTCAGATACTTTACAGTTAAATTCTTTTTGCACAAAGACTTCAGGAGACTGTTCTACATATGGGGAATCTTCTTGAATAACAGTTTCTTTTATTACTGAAGGTTTACCCTTTACTTCTTGGGAAACTGTTTGAGGTATGCCATTTACTACTATATATCTCGCTTTTTTAGACTCTATTCCTTTTTCAATTACATCTTTTTTAATAATTTTAGGAGTCTCTGGTTGATACTCTTTAGCATCAGCTTGTTTAATTGTTGAAATCCATTTTACTCTTTGAGTCATAATATTCCTATAAATAGGGCAAGCTAATTAAAGCCTGCCCTAGATTATTTATTCTTCTTCTTTTGTTAACTCTGCTTGTAAAGAATTAATAAAAGATTGTCTTCCAAACTGTAATTGTTGCAGATTGAATGTTACGCTTTCAATTTTACGATTTAAATCTGCAATATGAGCCACCATTAACTTTTGGTCTTCTGCTAACTCATCTATATTATATTCTTTATCATTAAGTTGTAATACAGGTTGTTTGTTTTCTTTTTTATTTTCTTTTTTCACTGTTTTATTTCCTTATGTTACTTTTTCTTTTTTGTTTTCTTTTTCTTTTTTGGCGGTCTGCCAACTTTTTTTCCGTAAGTTCCTTTACCTTTAGGCATTTCTACTCCTAAATCTATGTTTTTTTATTAAAGATGCTTTTCTGTTTGCGTGTGCCATATTATTCCCCTTTTGAATGCCAGTCAATTGATTTTTTAACATCGTCTGTGGTTAATTCAAGTTTGCCATCAAAATTTGCTTTCCAAGCTTTTACTTTTTTACCATCTTTAAAAAGAACTACACTTGGGAAATTTCTTAATCTTAATTTTCTAACAGTTTGACTTACATTCTTTGCAGGCAAAATCATCATTTGCGTTCCTAAATAAGCACTATCACCAGTTACGATAAACTTGCCTTGATAAAAATTTTGTTTATTATCGCTTGACCATTCAGCAGTAAATCTTACTAAGTGCATCCCTTTGTAAATAACACCATAAAAATTTGCATCATTCACGACTTGTTGTGCTGGTTGACTAAGAGCTAATGTTAGTAATAGTAGCCACCTCATTGTACTGCAATCCTCAAGTCAATAACTTGTTGTTTTAGTTTTTCAATTTCTTCTTGCAATTCTTCAATTATTTCAAAAATCTCGTCTTGATTTTCACCTAAGTCTCCAACCTGCTGTTTATATTGTTCGTATGAAGGACTCCAGTTATAATCGCTAATGCCTTTACTTGGATATTCTTGAGAAAACAAAGATACAGGGACAGGCAATTCTTTAGCCTCTTGTATGTCTGCTTGTAAGGCATACCACATCCCTATTAGACTTGCTAAACCAGTTCCAGCAGCAATCATCGTCTGTAAGGATAAAGTAAACTTAGACCCTAATATCTTTTCTTCACTTAATTCTTTACTCACTTTTTTAACCCCATTCTTTGTAATAAGCTTCGTTGTTCTTCTACTTCTGCTTTAAGTTTGTTTAAATGTTCTTGTTCCATTCCTTGCACTGTTGTTGTTATTACAGTTACTCTATCTTCTAAATCATTTAATCTTATACTAATTTCTTGAAATTTCATTTGTGCTTGATACCAAGACCCTGTAACTACACCCACCGCTAACATGGCTTTAATTAAAAAAGCAACCGAGATATGTACTTGGGCATCTTCGCTAATTGCTTTCATACAATGAATCTAATTCCATTTCTACTCTCATTAATAATGAGTCAACTTCAAATATTTGCTGATTAATCTCTTGAAAATCTTTATTGTATCCAGCTATATAAATATTATCATCACAAGATGATACAATCATAAACACATAAGTTATAGCTGCCATCCCAGTCATCTTAAGTAGTGTATTTAAAAAACTTTCTATTTTATCTTTTTTCATTTGTTCAACACAGCTTGTTTTTTAACTTCTTCTTTTACAACTTCTTCTGGTACTGGGATTCCTAATTTCTTTTCCCATTTATACATAAAAGGTTCAAACGTACCTTGAGCATCTGTTATTAAAACTATTACTGCGACTGTACAATGTAGATAGAACCAAGCCATTAGTTTTTAGTTCCCCATGATTCTGTTCTTTCTTGAGCAGTATGGTTAAAAGTGTTAGTTTGTGTATTCCCTCTA